ATTTCCGATCATATCGCGTAACAATGATGTAGAACATGGTAAAGTAAATCGTCGCCACCACTAAGAACTTGTAGGAATCCGGCGAGAATACTGTCAGAACATGGGCGACGATAAACAGTAAGGCAAAACCCACCGCCTTACTCGCCTCAAATGCAATCATCCCGGCGAGAAATAACGCAATCCCTACTAATGGAAATATCGATTCCTGTTCCCTAAGATCAAGAACCTTAGACGGCCAGAACGCAATGAGTCCCATTATGAGGACAATGGTAAGGAGCGAGGCCGAAGCCCCGCCCCTATACCAGTTAGTTGGTTGCCGTGTAGAAGAACTCGACACCCTTCACCTCAAGATCGTTTGTTCCTGTTGCCGTGTCATCACGCCATATACGAATCGTAACCCAATCACCGGCTGCGATAGAAGCAAAGTCGGTCGCTGGAGTAAGGGTAACGACGCTTGGCGTTGAACCTGTTCCCGCCAATGCCACCGGAGTCTGGTTCGTTGCCGCCGAGTCGATTACAACCCCGTTTCTGTTGACATATACATCGAAGTCAACCTGATTCGGCGTCGTAGTACCGGATTCCGTGCAGATAAGCCGAAACGCACCGCCGCTCGAATAGTCCGCAGGAATGCGGAACGTAGTCATGACCGGTGATGTTTCCCCATCTGCCCACACAATGTTTGGAATGTTATCGTCAATTTCCAAACCCGGAGTGGTTGTCGTTGATAGAGGAGCGGCTGTATCCGCAAAGAGAAAACCCATCAATGGCAACGTGAATCCACGTTCTCTTGAATTGGAAATTCCCCCCGCCGTATAAACCGCCCCGGTATCCTTCGTCACGGAAAACAGTCTCGTACCAGAACTGTTTTTCATCTGGTAGCCGTAAGTGTCATCGGAACCCGGAGTCGTGACAACCGCATTGAAATTCGTGTCACCAGCCCACGCCACGGAAGTCACCAACAGGAGGCAAATCGCTAAAAGAACTTTTACTACTCGCATTTTAACCTCCTCTCGTTATTTCCTTTCATAAAATCCTCCTTTAAGGCGGGGTAGAGTCGAAACCCTACCCCGTTAAATTAGACTACGTTCACTTTTTTAAGTAAGCGTAATCCGTCATAGATTTCTTTTCTTTCGGCATGAATTTCCTCGGAAAGCCCGCAACTTCCAAGATTCTCGTCTCGGATTGTTTCAATAAATCGTAACGCAATTAAAATCTGATCTCTTTTACAAACCGAGTATGGAGATATTGTCTGTAAAATTCTTTTCATGTCCTGTTTTCCAAGCCATCTAATATGAGAACAACCACGTTTTTTATCGGTGATTGTTCCGCCATATTTGACCTGAATCATTTCAAGAATTTTCCGATCTTTTTGCGTTATCGAAATCTGAATATAGACTCTCGGATGATGCACATATTTGGTAGGACAAAAATACAATCTACCACTTATACACCCTTCACCATCAAAGAATCCTGCAAGCCATTCGTCGGTCATATACATACCTAAATAGTTGAAATCATTACGCAACTAGATGTCCATAGACCCACCGCCAGTCGCCAAATCCGACTCCGTACCGCATATAGACGGACCACTTTGCCACGAAGGTATCAAAATCGCGGTCATAGTTGAACTCCGGTTTTACGCGGTCAACCCACATCAAAAACTGCTTGGCAAGTCGGGAGTCGATCATCCACCAGTTGGTGGAATCGGTCAACCGGCTTGATACGACGCCCATGTAACGGCCCTTGTTGAAGTTGGCGTTGTTATTCGCCGTCTCCACTTTGCCGGACGAGTTTATGATCTCATAGACCGTCTCTTCCAGCGCAACGGGATGAAGAATGGTGTCGTAGTCGATCAGGGCAAGTTCGCCTCTGTCGGTGTAAATCCCTGCCGCCCCGATTCTGCGGGTGGCTTCTACCGATACGGCGGTGAGTGCGGTCGTGCCGCTATTGTCCTGAGTCGTCGCATCGTCCGGAGAATACGGGTGCGAATTGGAACACAGGGCAACGCCGTCGCCGCCATCAAGTGCCGTAAAGGATGAATTGAAAATCTCCGCTTCCGCTTTCAGCCGGGTACGCGCCACCGCATCGGCAAGGCCACGGGGCCGCTGATCCATGATCCCAAACAGATCGTCGTCATACAGTTTCCGCTCGACCTTGATACCCTTCGCCTTCTCAGGGAAATCAATGGTCTTATCGTACAACTGCGACGGGGAATCATAGGTGATGCTTCCGTCAAAAGTATCCACATCCGAAAGGCCACCGATACCACTGACCCGATAATCAGCACCCTTGGAAACGGACACGACGTTAAACAACGGTTGCAGATCCCTTTTCAGGTTCTCTGCAAACTCTTTTTCATAAATCTTGGTGAACCTCGGATCAAGGAGGTCACCAAAATTCTCGCTTATCGCAATTCCTCTTGGCATAATTCACTCCTCCTTATGATTCGAGCATCCCACCGATCCAGAGATTCGGATAGGTGGCATTGTTAGGGATAATGAACTGATGATAGAACCTTGCACCCTTGATAATCAGTCCACTATGTTTCACGCGGTCCAACTTCTGCATCGGAATACCGGGGGCTTTGATCCAGGTGGAAAGACCCTGAACCCTGTTCCCGCCAGTCGTGACCAGACTGTACAGGCCCGAATAGGTGGCGTCGAAATCGAAATAATGCCACAGCGGGGGCTGCACGATAATCAGGTCATCTGCCGCTACAATCGCGCCGGGGAGTACATCGTCCGTGACGATAGCTGATGTGGTGTTATCCAGAATGTACGTCAGGAATCCTTCACAGGCTCCGTTTGTGCAATACACCCATCCGCCGATCAGGTAATCGTTTGTCGTCGGGCTGCAAGCGATAGATGCCGCACCCGCAGTTCCGGTTACGTTGGTTAAAAGGTTTGTCGTTCCCGCCGCATCCGTCTGAGAATACTCTGCCTCAATGACAGACGAGGGGAAAATGGGGGTCATCTTCCGAGACGTTACGCTGTAAGTCGTAGTGTCGGGGAGATAATTCCCGCTTGTTGGCTGTTCCTCTTCGAGAATCCCGCATACATTTTCCATCGCGGTAGTGTTACCCGCAAAGGTCACATATGCGCCGTGGGCACTATCCCAATCCGTCAGTTTACACAGAGAACCTGCGTAACGCTTCGTGACGGAATCCGTATCCATCGTGCCGTTATACCAGATGTCGATAGGAACAGGAGCAACGTTTCCGCTGATTAAATCTTTTACAACTCTCATATTTCCTCCTGTTAGTTTGTTATTGTTCCCATTTCCTCCAATTCAGACTTCCGCATTGTGGACAACCTGACCTTACGGTGGGGTCGTCTGGACACGCGGTAGCCGTATGGGACACTTCGACATAGGTGAGGCCACTTCCGGAGCCGGTTTTGTCCCGCGTTGTATCGCAGGGGAACCCACAGCGTTTGCAGCGTTCCATGTTGTCATCGTTCCCTGACGCGGTTCTTGTCCTTGCCATAAGGGGAACCCTCTAAATATTGTGTGCCTTTCTAATGCTTGGGTGCAGAGTCTTTCGATACTCCGCCTCGTCCTTTATCAGACCGTCTCGAATGTCGCGTTCCATTGCCGCCTGAAACTGCGGGGGTAACTTGCCGACTTTCGTTCCTCTTTGTGGCGGTCTGCCTCCTTCAACAAATCCCAAATCCTTCTCGTCGTCACCACCGCTTAGTTTCGTCTCCAAGAACTGAGACTTCGCCTTGAAGTATCCGTATTCGGCAGCGGCTTCGGGAGGATAGCCCTGACCAACGACTTCCTCCGCAGACTTTTTCATCTCCGAATAGATTTCCTTGTAGAAGGGTTTGTCGGAGAATTTCGTGAGTTCCTGTAATGTTTGGGTCTTTTGCGTTTCGCTGATATTCGTTCTGGCCCTTGTTTGCACATCGTTTGCTAACTGATAGGCTTCAAGAACCTTTCCCTCGAAAATCATTGTCTGCAACTTCTCGTTGAACGCCTTGACCGAATCGTCTGTTTGCGACCCCCCTGCTGGTGTTGGTTGCCTGTTAATCAGCGGGATAACGTGTTCCTCAAGCTGCTTCTTGCTGATCCTTCCAACCAATGTTGAAAGTTGTTCCATCTGCTTCTTTGAGAATGAAGGCTCTACATCACCTCCTACGGGTGTTCCATCTTCGGGCGGTGCATGATCGTCGCCCCCCTCGTTGTTCGGTACTGGGTTAATGGGGTTTCCATCAGCGTCCAGTTCTGGCATGATCTTTC